TTATCGGCTGACTTATCGGTCTCAACCTACTACACGCAAGTCGCTTAAGGAGCAAAACAAATGGCAACAACAATCATCACCGGACGCGACATCACGATCACACTTGCGTCCACAAATTACGCTGCGCAGACGCTATCAATCACGCTAGTCAATGCGCCAGTCATCACAACATATCAGGCACTCACAGGAAAACAGTATAAGCACATCGATGATCAGTGGACTTTGAACTTGAATCTTCTGGCCGACTGGGGTGCAACATCATCACTCTTTGAAGCTATGTGGACAGCGTTCACATCTTCTCCTAATACTGCTCTAGCATTCACAATGGTTACTGCAACAGGTGCGTCATTTGCTGGCACAGCTTTCCCAGTAGCTCCAACCGCCGGTGGAACTGCGCCAGATGCGCAGACGGACACTTGGGCGATGTTATGCGCATCAACACCAGTTCTCACCATCACATAATCGAAACAGAAACGGGAGCACACGATGAAACTACCAATCACCATCGAATACACATCAGGCGAGTTCGGTACATATACCGCACAACCGCCAGAGTGGGCGAAGTGGGAGAACAAGACAGGGCTGACCATCTCGCAAGCGCAGGAGAAAATCGGGATCTCCGATCTTCTCTTCCTTGCGTGGAATGCCATGAAGCGTGAATCAGGCGGAAAACCTATTAAGGGATATGACGTCTGGTGCGAAACAGTGGCCGATGTGAGCGTCGGTGAAGTAATCCCAAAAGCTACGCCGCCGGAAGCGTGAATCGGATCCTTGTCGAGTTAGCAATAGCGACAGGGATACCGATGAGCGAATGGATCACGGCGGAGCAGATCTATACAGCGCAAGAAGTATTGGAGCAACAGAATGAGCGACGGCGTTGAGATAGCCTACGACAAGGCTGATCTGCGTCGCGTTTTAGGTGCATTCAAAGCGATGAGCGAAGAAGCTACGACTCAGGCTAAGCAAGAATCATCGGCTCTGGCGGAGTTCGCGCAAGGCAAGATCAAAGAGACTGCAAGTGGTCGCGGAGTAGCCGCCGAGCGAATTGCTCAAGGATCTAAGGTAAGCAAGTCGAGCAAGATAGGCGAGATTTCATTCGGTTTTGCATCTCAAAAGTTTTCTGGTGGCGGCACGACAAAGCAACTATGGGGCGGCAACGAGTTTGGATCTAACAAGTTCAAACAGTTCCCAATCTGGTCAGGGCGCGAAGGTCGTGGATCTAAGGGCTGGTTCATATATCCGACACTTCGCCGAATACAGCCAGAGATCCTTGCCAAGTGGGAGACTGCATTCGCTAAGATATTGAAGGAGTGGTGATGGCTGATAGTAGAACGCTCAAGCTCTCAATTCTGGCCGATGTCGATCAACTTAAGAAGTCGCTGGCATCGGCTAACAATGACGTTGATGATTCTTCAACGCGAATGGGCGAATTCAGCAAGAAGGCAGGGGCGGCATTCCTAGTCGCTGGAGCCGCCGCAGCCGCCTATGCGACAAAGCTTGCAGTCGATGGAGTCAAGGCGGCAATCGAAGATGAAGCCGCGCAAGTAAGACTTGCCACAGCTCTCAAGAATGCAACTGGCGCAACTGATGCGATGATTAAGTCGGTCGAATCACAAATCTTAAAGCAATCTCTGGCAACAGGTGTTGCAGATGAGCAACTTCGTCCAGCTCTATCGCGCTTGGCTCTTTCAACCAATGATGTCACAAAGGCGCAGGATCTTCTGACTTTAGCTCTCGACATATCACAGGCCACTGGAAAAGGATTGGACGCCGTTGCCAACGCTCTCGGCAAGGCATACGACGGCAACACAGCCGCGCTTGGCAAGTTAGGCGTCGGATTATCGTCCGCCGAATTAAAAGCAATGACATTCACAGAAGTCCAGACAAAGCTCTCGGATCTATTCGGTGGAGCCGCCGCGGCAAACGCGGAGACATTCGCCGGACGCCTAGAGATTCTCAAAGTCACATTCGATGAAGCGAAAGAATCGGTCGGTGCGAAACTTCTGCCAATTATTCAGAAACTTGTCGAGTTCGTGGTTAATGAAGTCGTGCCAGCACTGTTCAAGTTCGCTGAATTCTTCAAGCCAATCACAGATGCAATTGCTAACAACAAAGAAGAGTTCGCAACATTTATTGCATTCATTCAAAAGTACGTTGTGCCAGTTCTAGTCGATGTCTTAGGCGGTGCATTCAAGGTTGTTGGCCAGATTGCTGGCGGCGTAATTAACGTCATCGGAGCAGTAGTGGGCGGTCTCAATTCGCTAATTGCCGGAGCCGTCGCAGGTATCAATGCACTGATTCGCGTCTATAACTCAATTCCTTTCCTACCAAATGTCTCAACTATTTCAGCTCCATCAATTAACGTTCCAAGTGTCACAATTCCAAGCGTTACTTCGACTGCTGTTGTTCCTAAGATTGTAGTTCCATCAGTATCCGGCGGTGGAACATCTGGCGGCGGTACGTCCGGCGGTGGTTTAATTTCCAGCATCGTAGGCACAGGATTATCATCAGGATTAAGCACGTCCGATGCCATGTTCGGCGGACGATTAGGATCAGGATCATCAGGATTAAGCACGTCCGATGCCATGTTCGGCGGACGATTAGGATCAGGATCATCAATCAACGTCACAGTGAATGGCGCAATCGATCCAGAAAGCACAGCCCGACAAGTTGTGAACTTAATGAATGATTCTCTTTATCGCGGCGGTGGCGGCGGTGGGAACTCGCTGGTCATGGTATGAGCCAATGGTCTCCAGTCTGGCGTGTTAAGGTTGCATCGATTGAATACACATCGACAATCTTGGCCAATCTTTCAATTACTTCCGGTCGATCTAACATCTACAATCAGACGAATGCAGGATTCGCCACGATTGAATTGTTTATCTTTAACCAGACTTCCGTCATCATCGACATCAATGACTCACTATCGATTGAAGTCAAGGATTCGACTGGCACATACGTTCCTATCTTCGGTGGCTCGGTCGTCGATGTCGGGATTGCAGTGGCTCAAGTTGGATCCAGTGCCTACACGCAATCAGTCACCATCACGGCACTCGGTGCTCTTGCCCGTGTTCAAAAGGCTCTGACAAATGGTGTTCTAACTCAGGACTTTGATGGCAATCAGATTTATACGATTCTTTCGGATTTACTCCTTAACAACTGGGGCGAAGTTCCGGCAGCTTTAACATGGGCAACATATACGCCAGCGACAGAGACGTGGGCTGATGCTCAAAATACTGGACTTGGTGAGATTGATCAGCCTGGAAATTACGAACTGGCACAAAGGGCATCAAGTCGGACGGATATGTATTCACTGGTAGCCGCACTGGCTACAAGCGGTCTCGGATATCTTTATGAGAATGCTCAAGGCCAAATTTCATACGCCGATTCAACGCATCGATCGGTCTATCTGGCCACGAATGGATATACAAATCTTTCAGCAAATCAAGCTCTAGCGCGTGGGATTGCCATCAAGACAAGGGCAGGAGATGTCCGAAACGACATTACTCTAAAGTACGGAACAGCATCGGCTAATGAAGTCAGCGCGACAGATACGGCATCGATTGACACCTATGGCGACTTGGCACAGATTATCACCACGACAGTTAAACACCTAGCCGATGCCACATCTCAGGCCAGCTTCTATCTGACCTTGAGAGCTAATCCACAAGCTAACTTTGAATCCATCACCTACGCATTGACCAATCCGGATCTTGACGATGGTGATCGTGATTCGCTCATCAATGTGTTCATGGGTCAGCCCGTCTCCATCTCAAATCTTCCATCTAATATGAATGCCGGACAGTTCTTAGGCTTTATCGAAGGCTGGCGATTCCAAGCGTCATACAATGAACTATCGGTCACGCTTCTGCTCTCACCAGTGGCATTCTCGCTTCAAGCGATGAGCTGGGCAGATGTCAGCGTGTCGGAAACTTGGGCGACTATCTTGCCTACACTTGACTGGGAACACGCCTTAGTCGTTGCATAAGAAAGGAAAATAATGGCCAATCCAACAACAAACTTCGGGTGGGTAATGCCCACTTCTGCAAGTCTTGTAACTAACTTACCGGCGGACTTTAATGTTTTCGGACAGGCCGTTGATACATCGATGCAATATCTGCTCGGTGGAACAACTGGCCAGATTCTCTCAAAGACATCTGGAACGAACATGGCTTTTACATGGATCGCCAATGATCAAGGTGACATCACTGGAGTCACTGCTGGCAACGGAATTTCTGGCGGTGGAACATCTGGAACTGTATCGGTGGCAATCGACACAGCGATTACAGTCGATAAGACAACAGCGCAAACGCTTACCAATAAGACATTAACATCACCAGCATTGACAACACCAACAATTAGCACTGCCACAACTAATGGCGACATTCTATACGGAACAGGCTCTGGTGCTCTAGCCCGTCTAGGTATTGGTACTACAGGCCAAGTTCTAAATGTGTCAAGCGGAATACCTGCGTGGACAACTGCAAGTGCAGGTGCTTTAACTTTTATTACCGGCACTACTTTCAGCGCAGTTGCAAGTTTTAGCCTACCTGCCAACACTTTCACAGCGACTTATGATAATTATCTTGTACGCTTTCAATTAACCGATGCAAGTGCGTCAAGTGCGGTCACTCTTAAACTTCGCGCAGGTGGTACCGATACATCAAGCGGTTATTATTCAGCACAGTACCGCGTGGATTATCAATTAACAGTTACAAGTCTAGGCGAAAATGCAACAACATCGTGGGGACTAGGCTCTATAAATACAGGCGGAACCAATCAACAGATATTTCAATATGATTTGAATATAAAACAACCATTCAACACAAAACACACAATGGTCAATTCTGCCGGCAGTTTAGGTAATATCGTTTCAAGCGTTGGATTATTGGCTAAAGTGGACACAACATCTTATGATTCACTCACTTTTGCGTGTTCAAGCGGCACAATAACAGGCAATTATCGCGTTTATGGTTACGCTAACAGCTAAGGAGAAATGACAATGGCACACGAAAAGTTGCTGCATCAAGATGGCGATGATGTACGCGAATACACCGATGCAGAGTACGCACAGCGTGATGCAGATCTTGCAGATGCTAAACGCGTGGCCGATGAAGTTGCAGTAAAACAAACGGCTAAATCGGAATTGCTCGCTAAGTTAGGCATCAGTGCCGATGAAGCCAAGCTTCTCTTATCCTGACGGCACTGCCGCGCGGATTATCGAAGTTGCACTGGCCGAAGTTGGCACAGTGGAGACTGGCGATAATCTGACAAAGTACGGCAATTTCACAAAGGCCGATGGATTGCCGTGGTGTGGATCTTTCGTAAACTGGTGTTTCGATCAAGCGAAAGTGAAAATCCCATCAATGGTCTCAACGGCCGCTGGTGCTCATAAGATGAAAGAGCTCGGCCGATTCTTTGAAGCTTCTCCGCAACTTGGCGACTTATGCTTTATGGACTTTCCACACGATGACATCGATCGCATCTCACATATCGGCATCGTGGTCAAGGTTGGCCAGAGTTCGGTGCTAACCATCGAAGGCAACACGTCCGGAGATGGAGATCAGCGCAACGGCGGCATGGTCATGCTCAAGCGTCGGTATATTGGCAAGGAGATAGTCGGTTTCGGTCGCGTAAGATTGGTTGCCTATGATGGAGAATATCCAGTGGTCGAGCCAATCCCTATGGCAAAGCCGACAAAGGAGAAGAAGAAATGACTCAACTTAAAGCAATCGCGGCATCATGGCTGAGAAGCTCTGTTGCAGGTGCGTTGGCCGTGTACATGAGCGGCAATCAGGATCCAAAAGCTTTAGCGATGGGCTTGGTCGCTGGCATAGTGCCAGTCCTAACTCGATGGGCTAATCCGAACGATCTTTCATTCGGTCGCCAGAAGTGAGCGTGGGCGAATGGACGGCGGTGGGTGCGCTTGTCTTAGCGGTTCTCACCGCCATCTATTCGTCAATGAGAGTCATAGTGCGATCCATCATGTCGGAGTTAAGCCCGAATGGTGGTTCAAGTATGAAGGATCAAGTGAGCCGAATTGAAGCACGATTGGATCAGTTGATTTTAGAATTGGCGTTGAAGAAGTAACAGACACGCCGTAATCCACGCTAGATCCTTGCACTTGTCAGCCGTTGATGTCACTCTTCTTCTGGGAGCACAGACAAGGCTCTCACGGGAGCAAAAAATGAACGAAGCATCAATTATCATCATGATGGCAATTGCGGGATTTTTATGGGCGGTGGCCGCGTACAGTGTTGGAGTCAAGGAAGGCGAGCGAAAGGGCTATGCCAGAGGACGATCAGTTGGCCGTCACGCATCATCGAGGGAAGTGAACTCATGAGCTTTCTCGATAACTATGAAGATGTAGCTACACGCATTCAACGATTCTGGCTTACTCACCCAACGGGCAAGATTCACACATCGATCACAGACATCGATATTAAGGCCGGATATGTGTTGGTCGAATGTCGTGTCTATCGAGAGTTCGAAGATGCCGAGCCATCTGGCATCGACTTCGCATTCGGTAACGTGGCAACGTATAACGTCCAGATGAAGAAATGGTTCGTCGAAGATACAGTCACATCGGCAATCGGTCGGGCAGTGGGATTAGTGCTGGGAGCAGACAAGCGTCCAACAGCTCAGAATATGGCGCAAGTTGAGCAAGTCGATACAACCATTGTAGATCATCGGCTGATGATTATGATCCGTGGACTGGTATGAATGCAGTTAAGCCAATTAGCGATGTGATTCTTGGAGTCGCAGAGGCTCTACTACCTAATGCCGTAGTGGTTAATCCTTTAGATCCAACGCCGCGATGCACACATGGAGCACGCGTCTGGAAAACAGGCGAAAAGAATGGCAAGGCATGGGCGCATTACAAGTGCCAAGAAGCCAATCGAGCCAATCAATGTCCGCCAATCTGGTATGTGGTTGGAGCCGACGGCAAGTGGAAGCCGCAAGTATGAAAGACATATTCGTAGCTACCGATGGCAACACTTACAGCTTTAGCGGTTATGGTGGTGTATCTAATTGCTTTAGGTGCGATGCCTTTGATCAGGTCAATGAATATGACCGGCAAGATGGCCTAGTGGTATTTATGTGCCAAAAGTGCGAAAACAAGTTGAACATCTGATGGGCGAGATTGAGATCCACACGGCCGAAGGTTGGGTCAAACTTGATGACATCATTCAAGGCCAAGAGACCTGCACAATCTGCCTAGCCGTAGAAGGCGCAGAAGGTGCTGGTTATGTTAAATGCGATCCGCCGGAGCTAATGATCTATCTATGCCGAGCGTGTAGGAAAAAGCATGATTAAGATGCACATGAGCGCAGCCGATGAGTGGGCTATCTTTAATGAAGCTGCGAAAGTCATCTTTGAATGGGACGAATCAAGGCCACAGACGCCGCGATATAACATGGGCTTGAACAATTATGAGCAAGTTATCCAACACGCTGAATCGATGGCCGCCGAACTATGCGTGGCCAGATATTTCGGACTCGATTACGATTTAAGCGATAACAAAGGCAAGATGCGAGCTGACGTTGGCAAAGCCATTGAAGTCAAGTGGACTGCCTACGTTGGCGGCAATCTCATTGTTTATCCATCGGATCGAGATAATGACGTGGCCGTCCTAGTCGTTGGAAAGTCGCCGGAATATTTCATCGTCGGCTGGTTACCGGTCAGCTTCGCTAAACGCAAACGATTTAAGAATCCACGTCAAGATACTTGGTGGGTTGATCAAGGCAATCTCAATCCCATTGAAAACCTATCTAGGAGTGAATATGCGGCAGCTGCAATTTGATTGCTCAATTTGCGCCAAGCTCTATGGAGACGGGCGCAAGATGCACGGGCTAACAAAGACGGCTGAATTGACGCTCAATGAATGGTTCACTCAATGCTCTGGGTGCGGCGCGTTCGGCATCAAGATTATCGATGATGAGATGGTGGCTGGCCTTGAATAGTTATCAACAGAAGTTATCCACACAGGTGTGCAAGTATCGCCACACCGCTCTGACCAGCACTTATACCGATGCTCTTGACAAGGGCGTGTACGCTGAAGCATACAAACCGAGGGAGATTTAATGGATCCCAGAAAGAATGATTCTTACTCTTTCAAGGTTGTAGAGAATAAAGAGCGAAAGAAAAGACGTCTCTTGGTTCTCATCGTAGCTTCCTTAATCGGAGCAGTGAATGGCCAGAGTTATGCCTACGGCGTGGAGCAAAGCGATCTACTCAAGCTCTATGCTCATTCTAGGATTGTCAATGATAAGCAATATCAATGCTTCTACCAGCTCATTACTAAGGAAAGCAACTGGAGGATAGATGCTAAGAATGGATCTCATTACGGCATAGGCCAGATGAAGAATGCTAAGTATGGCAAGCTCGATGGCTTTTCGATGGTGGACTGGAGCGTTCGTTATATCACGAAGCGTTATGGTTCGATGTGTAACGCATGGAGATTTTTCAGGGCTAAGGGTTATCACTGATGACACAATCGGCAAGGGCTAATGGTGGCACTCGACTCTGGTCGAAGATAAGGCTACGCATCTTGATTCGTGATGGCTATTGTTGCCAGTATTGTGGGTCAGAAGATGCAACGACAGTCGATCATGTGCTACCAATAAGCAAAGGTGGTACAGATGATCCGGATAACCTTGTAGCAGCTTGTACTAGGTGCAATTATTCGAAAGGGAACCGAATGGGTCAGTTTTTTGGACAGCCAAGGACACCTCTGACTCTTCCTTTTCTGTTTTCACCCGAACAAGAGAGCACAAGTCATGACTAGGGCAGGACAGGGTCAAAAAAGGTCACTGGCGGTCGTTACAGGGACGAACAGGGACGAACAGGGAATTAGTACCCCATTGGAGCGTCTAATTGGCTCTGGGACGCCTAGAATCCACTCACGCTTGAATGACTTGCCATCTCGCGGCCTTGAGATCATAGATTTCTCGGCACAACTGGGCGTGGAGCTGATGCCGTGGCAGAAGTTCGTCTTTGAACACGCGATGAAGGTCAAGCCCGATGGACGCTGGAAGTCGCCAGTGTGCGTCATCGTGGCGGCGCGGCAGAATGGTAAGTCCACAATTATGGAGATGAGCATTCTTGGAAGAATGTATTTATGGAAGGAACCGCTCCAACTGGGATCAGCTCACGTTCTTACGACGTCGCTGGAGACATTCCGTCACATCGTAAACATCATCGAGAGCCACAATGATTTATCCAGAGAAGTAAAGAAGATCCGATGGGCGCATGGATCCGAAGAGATTGAGCTGATGTCCGGTGCGCGTTATGTGGTCAAGGCGGCCAATGCTGCCGCGCGTGGATTTGCCAAGCCCGAAACTGTTTACATGGACGAGACGCGCCAGCTCAAAGATACCGAAGCGTGGTCAGCGATGAGATATACGATGATGGCGGCTAAGAATCCACAACTCTGGACGTTTTCGAATGCGGGCGATCAGCACAGCTTGATTTTGAATCAACTGCGCGATCGTGGAATGGGATCGGCGGCAGGATCCGACGATGACATCGCTTACTTTGAATGGTCGGCCTATTCTGACAAGATCACCGATGAGCGCAACTGGGTCGCCAGCAATCCGGCACTCGGTCACACAATTCACGAAGATAATATCCGCGCCGTGCTCAATGATCCGCCAGATGTCGTCCAGACAGAAGTGTTATGCCGATGGGTCAATACAATTTCGGGAGCAATCCCTGCTAAGGAATGGAACGAATGTGGCGTTGATGAGATTGAACTTGATGTTGAGAAGGTGACGTGGTTCGGATTAGATTTAAGTCCGGATAGACGCGATGGAGCGTTAGTGGCCGCCCAAAAGAATTCTGACGACACATTTAACATCAAGCTTCTTCACACTTGGCATAATCCGATCTCACTCGATGACAAAGCTATCGCCAACGATGTCGCGCCTTATGCTCGCAAGTATCCGGTGGAATATGTGGCTTTCAGCAAGCGCACTAGCTCGGCGGTGGCAGCAAGGCTTCAACCTGCAGGAATCCCAATCATCGACATCGATGGATCTCTGTACGGGCAAGCTTGCGATGAATTACTGGGAGCGATTACATCAAAGCGGCTTATTCACGGAAAACAGGCAGAATTATCCAAGCAGATACTATCGGCCGTGAGATTGCCGATGGGTGATGGTGGCTGGATTATTGGAAGGCGCGCCTCGAGCGTCGCCGTCTGCGCTGGAGTGGCCGCAGCTCTGGCAACTCACTTTGCGACACGCCCAGAGATGGAGATAGACATTCTGGTCGGTTAGATGTATACGTCACCTTTACACTTAGCCACATGGGACTATTCTCGCGCAACGTAACAACCGATGCTCCAGCGATGACCTATGACGTCCAAGCGTCACTGGCTCCGGTCAATACATTAGATTCAGTGTTCAACTTCTTCGGCACTGCCGGAATATCAGCAACACGCGCCGAATTTATGTCCGTTCCAACCTGCGCCAGAGCACGCAACATTATTAGCTCATCGGTTGCATCGATTCCGCTTCAAGTGCGCACTCGCGCAGATGGTGCGCAAGTAGAGACACCGCCGCGCGTTATCAATCAACCAGATCCACGGATTCCAGGATCTGCGACTTACGCATTCTTGTGTGAGGATTTATTGTTATACGGCTACGGATATTTACGTATAACGGAAATCTATGCCGACACATATCGAATTAGAAGTGCAGAACGCATTGATCCAACTCGCGTTGGAATCCAGACGAATAATCTTGGAACAGAAATTGACTATTACACAGTGGACGCATATCGCGTCCCAGATACAGGTGTTGGTGCTCTTGCAGTGTTTTATGGTAACGATGAAGGAATCTTGCATCGAGCAGGTAGAACGATTAAAGCTGGCGCAGAATTAGAGCGCGCGGCAACAATGTATGCAAAAGAGCCTGTTCCAACGATGGTTCTTAAATCAAACGGAACAGCGTTGCCAGCAGATCGCATTGCCAAGCTTCTTGAATCGTGGGGAAGTGCGCGTAGAAATCGTGCCACGGCATTCTTAAATGCTGATGTCACTCTGGAAACTTTAGGATTTGATCCAGAACGTCTCCAGTTAAATCAAGCGAGAAGCTATGTTGCAACCGAATTGGCCAGAGCGTGTGGCATTCCGGCCTACTACGTCGATGCCGAATCAGGATCATCGATGACATATTCCAACGCATCATTGGCGCGTCAATCTCTCGTGGACTTCTCACTGCGATCGGTAATGACCAGCATCGAAGAGCGTCTATCAATGACTGGAATGGCCAACGATTTCGTTCCAGCGTCCCAAGAAGTCAAGTTCGATCTTGATGATTACTTGCGCGCATCTGCAAAAGAGCGCGCCGAAGTCTACAAAATCTTTTATGACATGGGAGTTCTAACAACCGATGAAATACGAATGAAAGAAGATATGGCACTATGAAATCAAACCAAGATGATCCAATGAACATCAACTTCTCAATCAAAGTAACGGCCACAGACTTTCCGAAGCGCGAAATCTCTGGACGCATTGTGACATGGAATGAAACTGGTGTGACAAGTGCCGGAGAGACACTATTTAAGGAAGGCTCAATCACATTCGGCAACACCACCAAATTATTGCTTGAACATCGCCGCGAATCTCCGATTGGATTCCTCAAGAGCTACAAAGTCGGAAAAGAAGGAATAGATGCCGTGTTCTCTATCGGCAACACCACCGCAGGATCTGACAGCTTGGTTGAAGCATCAACCGGACTGCGCGATGGCTTTAGTGTCGGCGTAATTGCTGAGAAGTATAAGAATGTCGATGGCGTCTTGGAAGTTAGTGCGTCATCATGCAAGGAAGTCTCACTCGTCACAGATCCAGCAATCGCCAGTGCGAAAGTAAGCATCGCGGCCAATCTGGAAGATAATTCTACATCGGAGCCTGTAAAGGTCGCAGAAGTAGAGAAAGAAAATCCAACTACTGAAGGAGAAACGCAAGTGGAAGAGAATCAACCCGTTCCAGAAGCATCAGCCGAACAGGTTGAAGCTTCCCAATCAGTGAATGCAACTGCATCGCGTCCGCTTTATTTTGCGAAGCCACGTTCACCAATTAACTCACACGCAACATATTTAGAGCACACAATCCGCGCAAGCATTCGTCCAAACTCTGATTCAGCACTTTGGGTCAGAGCTGCCGATGATTCAATGACAACTGAAAGTGGCTTTAACGTCACACGCCAACTCACAGACGTCATCAACGGATTAACGAATTACACACGAAGCAACATTGATGCGATTCGTACTTTCGCACTTCCTGATGCTGGCATGAGCTTTGAGATTCCTAAGATCACAGCCGTTCCAACAGTGGCAGCAACAGCCGAAGAAGCCGCACCATCTGAGACAGCTACGACAGCTTCATACATCACCGGAACAGTAAGCAAGTACGCTGGCCAAAATACGCTCAGCGTTGAGCTCATTGATAGATCCAGTCCGGCGTTCTTTGAGGAGCTTCTCCGTTTGATGGCCGGAGCTTATGCAAAGGCAACAGATACAGCAGTCAATGCTGGTCTGATTACAGCAGCCGCACTTGATGGAACAACAGTGGCAACTTATCCAACAGCTTCCGAGCTTCTTGGATTCGTCTCACGCGGAGCCGCGGCCGTATATGCCGGAACTCAAGGATTCGCAAAAAACATCATCGCTAACACTTCACAGTGGGCTAACTTGATGACATTGAACGTCTCTGGCGCACCGCTTTACAATGTTGCAGCCGGACAGACAAATACAACTGGCGGCGTCGTTACACCATCATCAGTGCGCGGAATCGTTGCTGGTCTTGATCTTTACGTCACAGCCAACACTGCGTCCCTTACTGACACAGATGGATCGATGCTTATCGTCAATCCAGATGCGTTCGGGTGGTATGAAAGCCCTACGCTCAGACTGACTTCCAACCAGATCCAAACTGGTCAGGTTGAAGTTATGTATTACGGATATGGAAGCTTCGTAAGCAAGGTCGGAGCTGGCGCATTTAAGATCAACAAGGCATAGTCAGAAAATAATCATGGGCTAGGTGCGCTCCCGTATCTAGCCCAGCAGAGTAGAAAGGGAAGAAGAGATGGCAAGTCCGGTTATCGTAACGGCCACGCAACTTAGGACGATACTTGGCGTCTCTTCTTCTCTCTATTCTGATGCTTACTTAAACGGCATTATCGTCAGCGCAGAGCAAGTTATCTTGCCGCTTCTCACAGCTAATCAAGCTGCAATCGCAGAAGTTTATTTGACGGCCAATGTCGCTTATTATGTAACGCAACGGCCACATTACTTCGTGGCAGGTCAGAGCGTTGTAGCAAGTGGGATCGTTCCAGCGACTTTCAATGGCACAATTACCATCACAGATTCCATCACTGATCCATATATCTTTTCAGCCGCCAAAGTCAATGCAGACATTTTGATTCGCGGCGTGATTCCGGCTGGCGTCGCGTACCTATCCGGAGCAGACGCCGCCACTCTTTACGCATCAACTGAAGCCGTTGAACAGGCGATTTTAATTGTCAGTGTTGAGATTTTCCAGAGCGTTGTGGCCGCTGGTGGCCAGATTGAAGGCGTGGATTTCCAGCCATCGCCATTCCGCATGGGTAGATCGCTTAATAATCGAGTCATAGGACTTCTTGGAAATTACGTCGATGTTGAAACTATGGCGATGTAGATGACTGCCACATCGATTTCAGCCGACGTCCGCGGAGTACTGGCAACAGCTCTAGCGACTCCATTGGCATCTGTTTATACATCAGTCCCAGAGACAGTAATTCCGCCAGCCGTCGTTATCGTTCCGGATTCGCCGTACCTTGAATCCAACATTATCGGCAAGGATCAAGTTCGAGTCAAGATCAACATGACAGTTAGTGCCGCCGTTGCCTATAACAACAACGCCGGAGCACTTGATCAGCTTGAAGTTCTCATCATTACTCTGATTGGTCTCATGCCAGTCGGTTACATAGTCGGAGACGTCTCACGTCCCACAATCATTTCAGTCGGAGCGAGCAATCTCTTATCGGCTGACTTATCGGTCTCAACC